GGGCAGCGCCGGCGTAGTCGGCCGGCACGTCAGCCGTCGGCAGCTGCACGGCCGGCTGCAGCGCGCTCATGCCGCCCAGCACGGCGCCGGCCGCCTCGAAGATCACGCGCACGCTGGCGCCGGCCAGGGTGGCAGGCACGCCCAGCGCGTCCAGGTACGCGGTGAAGTCCTCGACGAGCGGCACGGCGCTGGCCCTGGCTTCAGGCTTCGGCCTTGGCCGCCTTGGCCGCCTTGCCCTGGGCCGCCTGCCAGGCGGCCTTGTCCTCGGCCTTGGCCAGGCGGGCGCGGCCGTTGCCGGCTAGTTCCTTCGCCAGGTCGGCCGCGACGGCCTCGAGGACCTGGCCCTTGACGATGTGCTCGCCGTCGTGCTTGAACGGGTCCACGCACACGATGTCGACGGGCTTGCCTTGTTGATCCATGGGGATGCTCCGGTGGGTTCAGGGGTGGGGTGGGCGGCGCTCAGGTGGTGAGCAGGTCGTCCACGCTGGCGAAGGCGCCGGGCTGGCGGCACAGCCAGTCGAAGAACTGGTTGAGCGTGATGCGAACCTGGCCGGTGGTGGCCAGGGTGTACGGGTCCACCGTGACGTCCAGGCCGCCGAACAGGCCGAGCACGAACATGCTCCAGTCCGAACTGAAGACCATGCTGGAGCAGATGCCCGAGCTGGTGCCCTTGGTGAGGTTGCTGGGCACGTTGTTGGTGACCAGCGCGCGGTGGCCGTTCATCATGTCGCCCTGGTCCCAGATGAAGGGCAGGTTGGTGGCCTTCTGCACCGTCTTGGCCTTGCCGCGCACCTTGGTGTTGGTGAGGTAGCCGCTGCGCTGGGTGTTGACGGCGTTGGCGTTGGCTGCGGCGCTCTCCAGGCCAACCACGTGCGTCCAGGCCAGGTCCAGGCCGTTGGTGCCGGCCACCACGCTGCCGATGCCCGACACGTTGCGGATGCCGCGCGCGTTGGGGCTGCTGCCGCTGCCGTTGATGCCCTGGTCCTCGATGAGTACGGCGGCGCCGTCCACCAGATCTTGCCGCAGCATGGCCTCGATGCCGATCTCGCTCTGGATGATCGACTGCTTGGACGGCTCCACGTAGCTGGCCACGCGCTTGGGCGTGAGGGTGGGCAGCGCGGTGGTGGGCTGGGTCTCGCTGGCGGCGGCGATTTCCGTCAGCATGGCCAGCGTGCCGGCCACCGTCTTGCGCGGCACGGCCAGGTTGCCGCGCAGGCCCGGCAGCACCATGCAGCCGGCCTGCATCAGCACCAGCGCCGGGCGCAACACGTCGGTCCACATGGCGGCGTCCACCGTGGTCTGCACCAGGTTGCCGGCCTGGCTGGCGGTGCCGACGTTGAAGTCGCGCTTCTCGCCGGGCTTGCGGCCGTGCAGGTCGCGGAACATCACGTCGGCCGGGATGAAGAAGCCCTCGGCCTCGCGGCCAGTGGCCTTGCCGATGGCCTGCGAGACCTCGCGCTCGAAGCCGGCGTCGACGTTGACGCCGTGGCCCTGCATCTGCGCCTGGATGGCGCGCATGAAGCTGTACTGCTTCTGTTCCTTGGGCGTGGCGCCCACGCCGGCCATGGTGGTGGCGTCGGTGGCGCCACTCTTCAGGCGCTCGAGGATCAGGTCGTTGAAGCGCTGCGCGTTGGCGCCTTCGGCGATGGCGTCGGCCACGTCGTTGGGCTTGAGCCAGTCGCCATACTCGCGCGCCAGGCGGCGGATGGTTTCCACATTTGCCTTGAAGGCGGCGTCGCCCTGCACGGGCTTTTCGGTCACTTGGTCCATGGTTTGCTCCATGCGGGGGGTTGCGGGAACGGTGGCGCGCTGCTGTGCCGGGGGCTGGCTTGGCGCCGGGGTGGTCTCCGCGGCCAACATGCGGCCGAGGCCGACAGTCATGTCCGCGGGGATGCTGACGAGCGACACTTCCAGCGGACCCCATTCGGTGACCCGATAGATGGGCGTGTCGCCATCCTTCTTGACGAGCTCGAGCTCGCGGATTTCGTAGCCGACGCTGACGTTGACGCGGATGTCGTCCTGCGCCTCGCGCATCTGCTCCTCGGCCAGCGCGGTGCGGCCAAAGCGGGCCACGCAGCGGTTCATGCGCGTGCCGGCGTCCAGCCAAGCGCGGCTGACCACGCCAATCTGCTCGCTGGTGCGGTGGTCCTTCAGGAACGGCGCGCGGCCGCTGGCCACCCAGCCCAGGTCGCACTCGCCGCGGTCGTGGCCCAGGATCTCCACGCCCCACCAGCGCTCGTAGGGCGCCTCGCTGCTGAAGCTGAACTCGACTTCGCGCGTGTCGGGGTCCACGTGCTTGCCGCGCAGGCCCACGCTGGCGTATTCCACCAGCGGCGGGGCTTCGGCGTCGTCTGCGGCGCGCTGGGTGTCTGCCGGGTTCGCGGCTGGGTCGGCGCCTTCGGCCGGCTGCACACGACCGCGGCGCACATCGGCCAGGCGCAGGCGCTGGCCGGTCTGCAGGGCGGCCAGGGCGTCCAACAGGCGCTGACGGGCGGGCGCGTCGTCGCGCGCCCAGTAGCTGTGGCTTGCGTGGCCGCTCATGCGGTGGCCTCCGTGGGTTGGGCCGCATCACCGGCAGGTTCTGCGGCTGCTGTCTCGGCAGGTGCCGGGGCCGGCGCGGGCTTGGGCGTGCCAGGCGCCGTCATGGGCTGGCCGCCGCCCAACCACGGCGGCACGGGCAGGCCCAGGGCTTCGTACCGGGCTTTCAGGCGGGCCTTATCGCGCAGGGTCTCGTCGAGGTCGATGCCCATTTGGTTGCCGATGGCATACGGGCTGCGCATGTCGTACGTCATTTCCATGGCCGCGGCCGAGGTGTCGCTCTGCGGGTCCACCCAGTCCCACTTGGGCGGCTGGAATTCGGCGGCGCGCAGCAGTTCGGCGTGGCTGCGCGTCAGCGGCTGGCCGCTGGGCAGCACGATGCTCTGCGTGGCCAGGGCCATGCGCAGCCACTGGCTGAACGCGGGGCGCACGAAGCTGTTGACCAGCCAGCGCTGCAGCGCACGCCAGTGCCGGCGCTCCGTGAGCTCGGCGATGCGGGCACTGCTGTAGTTCACGCCGGTCATGTCGCCGGTGAGGTTGTGCTCGGCGACGTTGACGCCCGCCGCGATGCCGCGCTTGGCGTCCTTGACGAACGGCGGATACGCCTGGTGCGGGTAGGCCGGGTCCCAGCCCTTGAAGTCCACGCCCGGGGGCAGCGCCTCGAGCATGCCGGCTTCCACGTCCTGGATCAGCTCGCCGGTGGCGTCGCGCAGCTGTTCCCAGGTGGTTTCCACCTCGCCGGCCACGTCGGGGTTGACGGTGTAGAAGCCCATCTTGGCTGCGCCGACACGGGCCGCCACCATGGCGTACTGCTGGAAGCTGTGCAGGCTGTTGGCGCCCATGAGCACGGCGCTTGCCCAGGGGTAGCCGCGCACCTGCTCGGGCCGGCGCTGCACGAAGCCGTGCAGCAGGTCGCCCATGGTCACGCGGTCGCTCACCAGCGAAGGGCCAAAGCCGCCGCCGGTGTCGCCCGGGTGGCCGTTGGTCAGCCACATGGCCACGGCGCGGCCGTAGGGGTTGATCTCCACGCCCAGGCGGATGCCGTTGGTGCCGGCCACGCTGGGCGCCACGTTGCGCGCGGTGTCGATGCGGTCGACGTCCAGCAGCTGCAGCTGATAGCCGAAGGGCAGCGCACGGTCGCGCACGTGGCGCAGCAGAAACTCGCCGTCGCGCGCGGTGCCTTCGGCCACGTTGCGGCACACGTCGCCAAAGCTCAGGCGGCCGGTGACTTCGCAGTGGCCGGGCAGGCACCAGTCGGCAAACGCCTGCTCCACGGCGGTGTTGGTCACCTCGTCGAGCTGGTCGCTGCCCGGCAGGCGCAGGCGCATCTGCAGCCGCGGCGGTTCGGCGCCCACCACGTTGTCGGCCACCAGGTTGCCGTAGCGCTCGCCCAGCTCGGTGTTCATGAACCAGTCGCGGCTGCGGGCGCGCAGGGCGCCCAGGGCGGCTTCCAGGTCGGCATTGATGCCGGTGTTGAACACCACCCAGCCAGCGCTGAGGCGGTCGCTGTGCGCGGCGGCGAAAGCGCGCTCTGCCACTTCGGCGCGGGCCGGGTGCGCGGCGTGCGAGCGTTCGCCGCTCACGCGGGTGAAGGCGGGCTGCGGCAGGTCGGCCAGGGCGGTGTCGAGCGCCTTGCGGGCGGGGTTGCCGCGGCTGTGGCGGCGGAACTCGCCCATGGCGCGGGCGTTGTCGCGTGCGGCGGCCTGCTGGCGGCGCTTGGCTTCCTGCGCCGCCGCAAAGTCCACCAGCACGCGGCTGGGCTTGAACGGCGCGGCGGCCAGGTCGACGTGCTGCACGGTGCCGGCGGTCATCACGACAGCCTCGTCAGGATGCGGCGCACGCGCCCGGTGCTGTAGCGCGGCTCGCGGCCGGCGGCCACGTCTTCGGCGTTCACCTGGGCCTTGAGCTGCCGCTCGAGGCCGAAGAGCTCCGGCAGCGTGAAGCTGCGCAGCACGCGGCCGGCCACGTTGACTTCGAGGTAGCCGCTGGTGGCGCGGTTGCGGATCACGTCCTGCACGGCGGCCAGCGTGACTTCGGCGCTGCTGCGGGTGTCGGTGCCGGCCGTGAGCGTGGCCGGGTTGGGCGCGATCTGCACCTGGCCGCCTTCGCTGGGCACGCTGTAGCGCTCGGCGGCCTTGGTGACCCATGCCGCACAGGTGTAGTCGCCCGCGACCCACCCGCCGGTGGTGGCTGCGGCCACTTCCACCTGGTGATCGCTGCCACTGGCGGCGGCGTTGAAGTCGATGGCAGACCCGGCCGTGCGCGGCGTCAGCCGGTAGCTCAGCACCCAGCCGTCATCGGCCGGGTAGTCGGCCAGGGTGACGGTTGCGGGCTTGAGCGTGTCGCCTGCGACGATGCGGGATTGCATGCGTCGCATGGTGGCGAAAGGTGCGCGACAGATTCAGGGGGTAATTTGTCGCGCCATGCGGATTCAGCGCCTTACGAGGTTGTCCTGCGTGCCCACGTAGCCCATGTAGCGCCGACCCCGCACGATGCCGTGGATCTGGCCGAGGAGCATCAGCTCGGCGGTGCGGGCGGGGGTGGGGGTGGGGCTGGTCATGTGATCCTCACAGCCGTCACCGCATCCGCGAAGATCGGCGCGTTGCTGCCGGCCTCGAACTCGCACGCGAACAGCACACTGGCAGTGTTAGTTTCTCGCACCTCGACGCGCAGCCGCTCACCCACGGTGACGAGGCCGTAACCCTGCCGGGACGATTTCCAGAGCAACTCCGGGTAGGTTTGTCCGACCCCGTTGACGGCCACTCCAATCGGGCACCCCGTGATGTCGATCATGTCAG